CTAAGACAACAATCCTATTCTTTCTTTTCTTATCTACTGTCATAATATATATCCTCTCTATCTAAGCTAAGCAGTATATAGCATCGATATCGTAGTCGATGGTGCAGCCTGCAAAATCGTAGATTATACCTTTGCGCGGGTACCGCTTTTTAGGTCTGTCGCCCGCCGAGAGGCTAGCAACCATTATTAATATGCTAAGTATCTTAATCATCTAAAACGTACACTGTAGCCCATTGAATATTATCTGTGCAGTAAGTATGCACTTTATTCCAAAAAGTTTAAACATTACCAGCACTTTCTTCCTTCGCTTCTTCTCGCTTAAGCTCTTCGCCCCTGTTCATGGCAGCAACGAACCCGATCCGACGCCTTTCTAGTTCCTCCGTCAGTTCAAAACCCTGAGCCGCCAAGAAACCTTCGAGGTCATCGCCCGACATTCCATCCATAGAAGGGCTAGTAGGGTAAGGTGCAATAGTTCCATTTGCTCTAACAGGGATAATCAGGGGACCGCTCATTTTTTCCTCTTTTTCGATTGTTCTGTTACCAGTATAACAAATATTTAAATGAATGTCAAGCATTTTATTTTCTTTAGGAATCTTGGGAACTTACGATTTCATAGTAGGGGTTGTCGTCAATCCGAAGGACCGCGCCAGTCTCAAATGTGACAGCATCTATCAAATCCGCATACTTCACGCTAGGCGAAGTCACTTCCCCAACGCTGTTTCGCCATGCAGACTCACTTATGGTGATCACGATATATAGACCACCATCGATACACTTTATCAAATCACCGACTTGCATTTATCAACTCCAACTGGCGAAGGGGAAGAGAAGTAGGTTCTCCCTCCCAAAAAACCAGGGCGCGCCGAAGATCGGCATGAATACTGTTGTCGGTAATCCCCATGAATATTCCAATGCCGTCAGACTCAAAAGGAAACTTTACCTTTACGAGATCACCGACTTTCATGCTATCACCTCGAAGTGCCCCTGAGTGTAGTTGCCACACCAGACCTTTTCGCCCTCGACAGAGAGGAGGACATCTGCGTACCCTATGATGTGTCCGTGGCCGGAGCGCACGTCAATGACAATGCCCACACAACCAGCAGGATATGGACCGCCATCGACGGCGGGATTAGCCCAGACTTCACGGGTGTTTCTTACTAGGTCGCCTGCTTTCATATTCTTCTCGTCTGAGTGTATATATATAATATCAAATAATCGCCCATTTGTCAAGTTCTTTTTCAGTCTCGACAACTGCGCGTATTTGTTGAACATTTTCGATTGTCGCGGGGATTACATTTTCCTTGACTGTGGCTAACATCGGAGAATCACTACAGATATTGCTCCAGTTGACAAAATAGTAGTAGGGGTTCTCGTCTAATATGATGCCCAGACCGTAATCTTCTGATCCTGACTTCCAGGCGTAGACTACCAAATCACCGACTTTCACTGAGAACCTCCAGACTCCAATCTGTCCACCAGGCTGGGCGTTGTGGTTGATGTACCCATTGAATCAAACATTCTATCGTCCCTTTGTGGACGTCAAACTCGGGGTGTTCTCGTTGTTCTATCACCAACCCAACCCAGCCTAAGCGCCTGCCTCTCTTCGGACATACTAAATCACCGACTTCCACTGATCACCTCTAAATCTTGTTCGAGAAAGCGTCGTTCTTTGCCAGCCCATTTTGTGCAAACCAGCCGAACAATATGGTATTTTATAATATCGTGCTGGTCCGAGGGGTCTGTGTGTACCGTGTCAGTAACCAATGCAACAGTTCCTTTTGGTGCGCCGATGGAGGCACGCCTGATTTCCACCAAATCACCTGCTTTCACTGATTACCTCCAACTTAGTGTGCGGCCATATAAAAAGTTCTCCATCCAAGTGAGCAACTAAGACTCCTGATTTGGATGGGGCAGCATCGAGCACAATACCGAGTGGGAGAATCTCTAGTCGCGTCTCGATATGCTTTACTAAATCTCCTACTTTAACCATCACATATACTCGTCAATGCTTTTAATGATTTCCTGTTCTTGCTTCTCTTCGCGTATTGCCTGCTTACAAAGCAGGTTAGCCCAGGATGTCGCTAATGAGCCGGTAAAGGCTCCAAGAGCGAAGATGAATATATATCCTACCGAGTCCATTTATAGCCTCTACAGGAGCGTCTGGAGTCCTGCTTTCTCTTGTCGCCATGATTGCCTGCCCCCTTGCGGAAGTGAGCATGAATGGCGAGCCAGTTACGCAGCTTGATCTTTTTCTTCTTATTCATGCTCCCATTATAGCAAACATTTAAATCGTTGTCAAGTTTTTTTTAAAACTGAATCTCTCTGCTAATGTGAATATCTCCGTAACAGTGTTCGCCTTTGTCCTCAATGTCGTCATAGTCCTCGCCTATGCGAAGAAAACGAAAGTGCTCGGAGGGGATACCTAACTCTTCGGGCTGCACGCCTTCCCAACCTTCAAGACTCTCGTTATAGCAGTCATGTACGAACTTACTAATGACGTTAATCTCCTCGTATGACTCGTACCACTTGATGCTAGACCAGTGCATGAGCATCACGCCATCGTGGTAGGCATCGTCATCGAAGTGATCAGTGTGTTTGAACACTAGAGCAGTTGCTTCAGGAGATGCAGCGAGCGCGGCCAGAAAATAAGGCTTAAGCTCCTTACCCACAGCCAGTACAACCTGAGATCGGTATCCCATTTATCCCTCTAAATCTTAGATGTTATTCAAAAATACCGGCGTACGCAGACTGTTGGGCAGGTTCACCGGTCTTAGCGTTCGGTTTAGGGTTCACCTTGCTGTAGGCATCCCCATCCTTTTCGTAGAACTCGTGTCTTGTATTGCCGCGACTGTCGATGTAGATATGCACATAATCTCCAGAGTCATCGTCCGTCTCTAGCAATACGCTATAATATTCACTCATTTTTAACCTCTCTTTATTTCTGCGGGATAGCGATTACTCGCTCATTGGTTTGAAAGTAGGGGTGCTTGGCGTAGTATTCTGTCGTCAACCACATTCTCTGGCACTTACTGGCCTTTGGCTTAGGCGCACACAAATCAGTAAGAAGAATGTGACCGTCAAAGCCATTTGTGTTAACATAGTCCGTTGGAGGATTAAAATCTGTACCTCCATAACGTACACGCTCCCAAACCCGTTTTTCCCCCTTCTTCCAGACAAAAATCTTATCGGTTGCAACCGAGCAATCAAACGGAATCACTGTAAACTCTGCAAGCTCCGAGAGTTTGTTCAACTCAGAGAAGAACTGCGCGAGCATATCATCGCAGACCGAACCAGATTGATCAATGCTAATGGCGATCTTGGCTTGTCTGCTGGTCTTGCGACCGGGATGAATATAGGGATAGCGACGATTAATACGCTTGATGGATGTAGACTTGTTAGCCTTCTGTGAGGTTTTGACGAAGTATCGCAGAACCTTCTTCCAATCAACCATGCTAGAAAGACGCTTCATGATGTCCTTCCGTATATCACTGGGCACAGAGCCCCAGTTATTGCTACGCGAGCACTCGTCGGTTGCTTTACGAAGAGTCTCCTTGAGCCTCTCCTTCGCAATCTCCTTCGTCACGTTGCCAGCTTCTCCCCAGTGCTCGTGTGAGTCAAACTGTCCGTTATCACCCGGTGGGCCATCGCCTCCCTTGCCACCACCTTCTCCCTCACCTTTGTCTTTGCCTTGCTTATCCCCTTCAGTCTTGTCGTCACCACCTTCTTTGTCTTTCTTCAGTTTTGACATGTACCACTCCGACGACTGACCAGAAGGGTAGTCTGCGAATGGGCCTTGACCGGGTTTAAGACACCCTTCTGGAAGATCTCCTAGGTGGGAGTTAATAGCCAAGTCCGTTGCAAAGTTCCAAAGGCGGGAGTTCTCCCCATCTGGTCTGCGTCCGGTGAGGTGCTCAAAGATGATGTGATAGAGTTCATGCTTAATAATATCCCTACGGTTCGCGTCCGTCAGATTCTCAAAGAAGTCAGGATTATACAGCATCTCGAACTGTGCTGTATGGGGATTAACCATGACAGCGGCAGTTGGGATAGCCTTTGACTCTCGTTTGTCCACCCTACGACTCAACGCAGCAAAGAATGGCTCATTGAGTAGTAGTCTGGCAACGTGTGTATTAAGGTCAAACGCTTTCATTTCTCATCCTTTTTTATAAATACACCCTATTGTAACATAAATATCGTTACGTGTCAAGATTTATTTATTTAAAATATCGACAACTTTTTGTTGAAGTTCTGCAACTGCTTGTTTTAGTTGATAAATTTCATCAACGAGCAAGGACACTCTGTTTGCCCGTTGCTCAACGCGGGCGAGTGTGGTTGTGTTTGCCGTGACTTGTTCTTGCAAGTCAGACGCGGGTTTTGTAGCCATTATGTTTCTCCTTATTTATCATCATCGCTGGCTTTCAGCATCTCTACCATTCTATTTGCGACGGATACCCCGTCAACTTTGGACTGATGAAGGCGAATAGTATTAGTGATATTGTTATCGGCAGCGCCCATAACAGTCCACAACTTCATAGCCACTTCAGAGGGCAGAGTCATAAAGTATTTAGCAAGATTCTGAATCTGCTCCTCTGGAAGTTCTTCTTTGAAGGAAGCTACTGCTTCCAGCTTCTCTACCAACGCGGTATGGTCGTTGATGGAGAAGTCTTTCGTCTTGTCGATCTCGCCATTGACAAGAATATCCTCGACTGTTACCTGTCGGTCATAGTTCTGGATAAAATCATTGAACGAAACCGCTGCTTCAAAGCCTACAAAGGCAGATGACAGGTTGTAGAGAGTGGGCGATGCACCCTGCTCATACAACTTGGCTGTCGCAAGGCACTCGTCCAACCGCTCCCATGAGCGACGAGATGGATAAACCTTGTTGGGCTCAAAGTCGGACGCATGTTCAAGGTGGTTGCGATTCTGATTAATGAAGTCCCACACCACAGAGTCAAGTCGTTCTTTGGCCCAATCAAGCCAATCCTCGACAGTCGGTTCTACGTCAAAGACGGTCCACCGATCAAGCTCGGCAGGGTCCATTTCCCCTACCTGATACTGTTCCCCATGCTCGCCGCCGTTAATGGCAGCAAAGATAAGGGTATTAGAATGAAGCCTGTGACCGTTCAGCTTACGAGAATCGGTAAGCTCAAAGATGCCTTGACGGACCTCGATTGTGGCACGGTCAACTTCGTCTAAGAACAAGACTACAGCCTCGTCGCACGCAGTCTTGAACCAGTCAGGAGGGCAGAACGAAGTTACATCGCCGTCCGTCTTTGGGAGTCCGACAAGATCCCCTTCGGTCATTTGACTAGCTCTACGCTCGACAACGGGGAGCCCGACAGTCTCCGCAAACTGATAAACTACCTGTGACTTACCAACCCCATGACGACCACGGAGAAGCACTGGTTTCGTAATGTCGGTTACGAAGGGTACTACCTCAAGAAATGTTTTAAAATCTACTGCCATTGTTCTTCCTCGGCTTCAGGGGGTTTTTCGATTATTGTGTTACCAGTATAACAAACATTTAAATAAATGTCAAGTATTTTATTTTCCTTAATGATTTCAAGAACTAAGTGCTAAACATATTTTTGATACACTCAAGATCTTCTACCCAGCCCTTCGGTGGGGTCAGCTTGCTCTTGATAGGGGAGAGCAACCTGCTCTCGTAATAGCCCTTCTCAACAGGGTGATGCTTTTCGTCTCTTGGAATATCAAAAGAATAATGGGGACTGCCCAAATCGTTGATGTTAGCACAGAGCAGTTGACGCCCTGGTCTTATACCGATGTTGTATCCCTCTACCAGTGCGCTTGGAATAAAGATGAGATGCCAGTTGATGTCAGAGACAAAATACGTCTGTTCTCCATAGCGTTCACACGCGACTAATGCGCCGGGAGCCAGTCCGAGTTTCCTGAGATACTTTAGTACCTTCTTGCGGTACGCTTTATTCTGTTTGTGAAGCGATGCTACCGCGTTCTTCTTGTGTTCACACGTACGCTTGTTATGTTTATAGGACTCTTCCGCCTTCTCGTCATCATCATGCAGATCGACGAACTGCGCGCAGAAGGAACATTGACGCTTGACCTTTTGTTTTTTACTTACGTACGAGCGTGCGATCCAGCTATCTTCTCTGCCTTCCGCAATAGCCGCTTTCGCCTCTTCTTCGTGCCTGGGGCAAGTACGCTTGTTGTGTCCTCTTCCGTAGCAATATCCACAGTTGACTGTTCCATTCCACGACATTTAGTTTTTCCTCTTTTTCAAGTTTCTGTTACCAGTATATCAAATATTTAAATAGTTGTCAACCATTTTATTTTCTTTAATGATCTTCAACACTTACGTCGCTTTCGTCTCTTGCTATTCCCAACAGAGCATATCCACATATGTCTCTCCAAGGACTCTCTCCAAAAGCGTTCTTCTTCGTTGCCAGTCTGAACAGTTTGTCAATAACTCGTGTGATTGCTAATAAATCACCGTACTGTTCTGGTTTCACACCGTTGGGGAATAAAACTTCTATTATCTTACAGGATTCCCCGAAAGAGTTGCCATAGGCTTCATTCTTTTCCTGTACGAGTTTTCCTATCTCTAAACCTATTTCTTCATATTTTTTCACTTATCACCACCGTTTCAGATTTCTCACAGACCCATGAATATTCACCATCACTCCACATAGTCCAATATCTATTCTCTCCCGTGTTCAGACCAGCGGCGTAGGAAGGTTCGATAGGTTCAATATCGCAAACAAGCCCGATGCTGAAAACATCACAAAGAGGTTCGTAAAGTTTTATTAAATCACCGACTTTCATGACAGTTACACTTCCTGATCGTTACAACAGTCGAGTTTTCAATGCAAGTCGGACACCTGATGTAATCAGGCGCATCATTGGCTTTCCAGTAAGCCTCCCAAAGATACGGGATCACTGACACTACACTGCTCCATGGCCCGACATACCAGTCAATGCAACATTCCGGAATGCCCGAATGCCTACCACACTCACGATGGTAATCACCGACTTGCACTTACCACCTTCAAACTCCAGGCTCCCCACCAGCTAGATGGATACCCGTCAAGATCGGGGCGTCCCGTGTTCAGCCATCTAACATGACATTCATATCTTAGCTCTGAGTTGCAG